GCAGTTGCTGACGGGTCGAGCCACCGAGAGAACGGAGGCGACAGTCTATGGAAACTCCACCGTTCTCGGATCTACCATCGATGCCGACTTCCTCCATCGAATTGAAGAGCTTACTCGCGGAGCAGAAGATCTCCACGCAGGACCTACGCGACTTCGCATTGAAGGGTCTAAGCCCAACTGACGTTTTCGCGTTCGGTGAATACGTCTTCGGTCACGTTCCGGCCCCCCACCATCGCGAGATGGTGGATTTCATGCTCAACGCGATCCATGAGGGCACTTCAGCCGTTGTCCTAGAACCACGCGGTCACGCCAAGACCACGTGGGGCAACACCATCCTGCTGACGTGGTTGCTGGCCAAGAACAAGGATCTGCGCGTCGGTCTGGTGTCCAACACCGCCAAGCAGGCCATGGACTTCTCTCGTGCCATTCGCTGGAACATGGAGACCAACGCCAGATTCCGCGAGGTGTTCGGAGACCTCACCGCAGGCTCATCCAAGATGACCGACGTGGAGTGGCTGCTGCGAGACTCGATCATGAACGGCACCAAGGACGTGACCATGTACGCGGTGGGTGCCGGAGGCGCGGTCATTTCCAAGCGCTTCGACATCATCCTGTGTGACGACATCCTTGATGAAGAGAACACGGTCAATCCCGAGCAGCGCGAGAAGATCGAGACGTGGTACTGGAAGACCCTCAAGCCGTGTCTGGTGCCGGGTGGGGTGATGCTGATTCTGGGCACCAGATGGTCTGAGGGCGATCTGTATGAGACGCTGCTGACTCCGACTGAGTTGGGTGGCAAGGGCTGGCCGGTGCTGCGCCGGGGAGCGATTGTGCCCACCGCTGATGGCAGCCGCGAGGCACTGTGGCCGGAGCTCTGGCCCCTCAACCTGTTGGATGAAGAGCGCCTGAACATGGGCTCGGCCCTGTTTGCGTGTTCCTACCTGAACGACATTTCTGGCCTGATGACCGGCAACGTCTTCCAGAAGAGCACCTTCCAATACTTCGATCAGCTGCCAGCCGGTCGTAAGTACACGGTCAGGATGGGTGTGGACTTGGCATCGAGCGAGAAGGAGCGGGCGGACTTCACTGCGCGAGTCACCACGGCTGAGGACGAAGAGGGCAACTTCTACGTGCTGTCGGTGGTGCGGGATAAGCGTGAGTCACACCACGCTGAGTTCATCTACGACGGCTGGAGCGCCTACCAAGACATGGCGCTGGTCATCTGTGAGAACCAGCAGTTCCAGTCCACCCTGATTGCTGAAGTGATGTCGGATTACCCGTTCATCCCGATCCAAGGCAAGAAGAGCGATGTCGATAAGACCCAGCGGGCTCGGGCTATCGCTCCGAAATACGAAGCGGGTAAGGTCTTCCATCGCTCCTCGATGATGGGGAGCGAGTTCGAGACTGAGCTGCTCAGCTTCCCCAAGGGGCACGACGACATGGTGGACGCCTTGGGCTTCAGCATGGATCTTGGTCATCGTTCCCGATTTAGCTTCGGGTCGCTCGCTCGGTGACGGTCATGCGAGATCTGTCCTACGCCGAAGCCAAAGAACTGGCCGAGCTGCGCTATGAGCGTTGTCTGGCCCTGCACAAGATCCAGAAGGTGCCGCTCTCAGCGTTGGTGTACTGCGTCTGCGGTTGGTACGGCAAGTCCATCAACAACTGGGCGAGCCACGTGGAGAAGGAGTGTGGTCCAGGTGGCTGAGATCGAGTTTCGAGATGGCAAGCGGGAGGTGGCTCCCTACCTAGCCGCCATGATGTTCGGAATTGATACCTATCGCTTCACCTTCCGTGAGGCGGTCCTGATGGCCAATCGCAAGACTGAGCACGACTACCTTGAAGCCGAGCGTTCCAAGATCCTGCGTGAACACTTTAGGAACCTCGGCTGATGGGAGTGCTGGACAACATCCGCAACGCACTCCGTACCTCTCCCAAGGTCGTCCCGGTATCCTCGGCGGCTCTGGCCTTTCCCGAGGGTAAGCGAGTCGGCAAGTCCAACGTTCAACTCTTCCGGGCGTGGTCAGAGCGCTCTGAGTGGGTGCGAGCGGCGATCAACGTTCGCAAGACCCAGGTCTCCAGCGCTGAGTGGGACATCGTGCCCGCTGATCCGAATAAGGCAGTGGACAACATCCGCCTCGCCAAGCGGGTCAAGGATGTGTTCGAGACCCCTAATCCTCGGGCCGACTCGTTCCGCTCCTTCATCGAACCGATCGTGGAGGACATCCTGACTCTGGATGCAGGGTGCATCGAGAAGGTCGGCAGTCTGCGCCAAGAGGTCCGTGAGATCTGGGGCGTGGATGGCGGCAAGGTGCGGGTGTCAGCCGTATGGGACGGCGACCCGAATGAGCCGCGTTACTACTACTACCCTGTACCCAGCATCAGTGATGACCGGGCCATCCCGTTCATGAATGGCGCGATGGTCTACATCATGGCTAACCCACGCACCTACAGCGTGGTGGGCCTGTCTCCGCTGGAAACGCTCAAACTGACCGTCGATTCTGAGTTGTCGGGCAGCGAGTACAACCGCCGCCAAGTCACCTCGGCTGCACCCGACGGCATGCTCAACCTTGGCGAGGACGTGCCACCCGACAAGGTGGAAGAGTTCAAGTCGTACTGGATGAGCGAGATCGCGGGCAAGGGCGCGATGGCCTTCGTCGGCGGATCCAAGAACCCCGACTTCATCCGCTTCCGCGAGTCAAACCGGGACATGCAGTTCCTTGAGTGGCAGACCTATTTGGTCCGCAAGATCGCGGCAGTCTTTGGCCTCTCTCCGCAAGACTTGGGCATCACCTTCGACATCAACCGCTCGACCAGCGAAGTGATGCAGGAGAACACCGAGGATCGGGGTTTGCGTCCGCTGCTGGGCCTGATCCAGGACTACCTCACTCGGGAAGTGGTGTGGGACCCTGGATTCGGTGGACCGGCTAACAACCTCGCCTTCCGGTTCACCTCGCTGAACCTCAAGGAGTCCACCTCACGCGCCCAGATCGGAAAGATCTCAGGCGCCGGTGTGCCGTGGCGCACGGTGAATGAGATGCGCGTGTCTGAAGGCCGAGCACCGCTTGGTCCCCAATTTGACGACCTGATCATGGCCACCTCGGTCGGAGCAGTGTCGTTGGCTGATATCCCGACTGCTCGCGAGGCAATCGAGAAGAAGCCGCCTGCACCCAGTGGCGCGAAGCCTAAGTAAGGAGTTCTGAATGGCGACGATTACCTGCACCCCGGAAGAGCCGATCTCGGTTGTGTCAGCCTGCCGTATCGATATCGCTGAGGCGGATGCCAATGACGACACGGCTTGGGATCCGGATGAGTCCCCCAGCATGCCGGAGATCCGGTACTACATTGAAGCCGTCTCGGACGGTGACGCCGATCCTCTGCGTAGCCACGTCTTCTCACCCAATGGTGGAGCTCACCAGTGGAACGGTGTGATCTTCCCCGAGGCAGGCACGTGGGATATCGATCTTCGTCTTGTGGAAGACGACTCGTCAGCCGCTAACCTCGAAGTGACGGTTAGCTAGTTGTGTGGTGCGGCGGCGTTGTCGCAGCCGATACCGATAGGTAAATCGAAGGAGTATCAATGGCTGCTTCCCTGAGCTTCCGCGTCTACACCGGTTCCGCCGCTGGAACCGAATCTGCCGTGGTGACCGGCATCGACTTCATCAGTGCCGACAATGCCACCAACTCGCTGGGCAACCGCCAAGCGAACCCGATCACGGTCGGCAATAACAGCTACGAGAAGTGGCTGAAGATGAAGGTGGACACTGCGCCTGCCAACAGCGTGTCCAACTTCAAGGCGTGGGGTGATGGCACCGTCATGACCTCGACCACCCTGATGTGGACTGGTAACTACACGACTGGTACTACGCCGACCACAGCGGCGTCGTCCATCGCCAATACCACCTTCACCAACTTCACGGCAGGCAACAAGCTGACGTGGGACGCTGGTTCCTACTCAGCCACCAACGCCACTACCAAGTATTTGGTCATGCAGCTGCAGGTGGGTGCCACGGCTGGCCCCGGCAACTGGACCCAGGAAACCGTTTCCGTTAGCTACGACGAGGCATAACCATGGACGCTGGATCAGTCCTATTGGCGTTGGCAGTCGTCTGCTTCGTGCTCGAAGCATTCCAAGCCAACATTGGGAGTTTGAGTCCGAAGTGGTGGGCGCTCGGTATCGCGTTCTACATCTCGGTCGGGCTCATCAAGTGAGAGACCTGATCGACAAGCTGCTGGCTACTGAGGCCTCGCAGTTCATCGGTCTGCTGGCTGCTATCGCTGGCGCATTGGCTGCGTATGGGCTCGTATCGCAGGCTCGGGCAGATACGTGGGTATCGGTGCTGACCTTTCTGTTGCCGATCATTCTGCCGCTGATACAGGCGCGATTCACGCGTCAGCAGGTCTACTCTAAGGACACGACACAGGCGCTCGCCAATCAGGCGACCTTTGAGGAGCCCGGCACGTTCGTCGATATCGGAAAGCCACCGGACGCTAGTCCTCCTCTTCCCCAGGAATGAAAGACCCAGGTTGGGATCGGGCCACCGTTGCTCTGATTCTCGCCGGGCTCATGGCGATCGGGATCGAGGTC